GCATCTTGGTCGTTTAGCAGATTAAAGAATTTTGAGACGTGTCCAAAACAGTTTTATCACGTAAGTGTTCTTAAAGAGCATCCCGTGGTTGAGACGGATGCTATGCTCTACGGTACAGCTATGCATAAAGCGGCTGAAGATTACATAGGTTCTGACGTGCCTATCCCCCCACAATTTGACTACGTGAAGGACGCTTTGGACGAACTCAAAGAAATACGAGGCGTTAAGCTATGCGAACAGAAACTTGGGCTTACAGAAGATTTAAAGCCATGCGGTTTCTTTGACAAAAATGTATGGTTTCGCGGCATCGTAGATTTAGTTATTGTAGATGTGTTAGCCGAGCGAGCTTGGATTGTTGATTATAAGACAGGCAAGTCTACACGATACGCAGACAAGGGTCAGCTAGAGTTGATGGCTCTTAGCGTGTTTAAGAAATTTCCAGATATAAAGTATATAGACGCATCACTGTTGTTTGTTGTGGCAGAGGAGTTGATAGAAGAGAGCTATCACGTAGACAACTCCTTCGCTATGTGGGCTAAGTGGCTGCGTAGATACGGTAAGATGCGTGACGCATACACGAATGACGTTTGGAACCCACGCCCTTCAGGGCTATGCAGACATCATTGTCCTGTTGTAGAGTGTTCTCACAATGGAAGGAATTAGTCATGCCCTACAAGAATAAACCTCGCCCATATAAAAAAGAATACAAACAGCAAAAGTCTAGGGGTGAACACGAAGATCGTATGGAACGCCAACGCGCACGTCGAAACATGGACAAGAACGGCGTAGACAAAAACAAAAATGGTAAAGCTGACAAAAGAGAAGGCAAGGATATTGCCCACAAAAAAGCATTGAGTAAGGGTGGTTCTAACAAAGACGGTGTATCAATACAAAGCCGCAAAAAGAACAGGGCTGGTGGTGGTGCTATCAGTAAAGGCTCAAGGAAAAAGAAGCGTTAGTCGATTGACTAACAAAGGAGAACAACATGAACATGTTACAAAAAAAACCAGTTATTTCGGCTATTGAGAAGCATTATAAATGGTCGGGAGAATACAAACCGTTTGACCATCAAAAGAAAACAGCGGCGTTTCTAACATCCTACAAAAAGAGCTTTTGTTTTAACGAGCAAGGCACTGGTAAGACCGCAAGTGCAATATGGGCATCAGACTTTCTGATAGAACAAGGGCTTTTAAAGAGGGTTCTCGTTGTCTGCCCACTATCAATTATGGACAGCGCATGGCGGCAAGATTTAGATACGTTTGCATCTCATCACTCAGTGGACATAGCTCATGGAGATAAGTCTAAGAGAGCGGAAACACTGCTCGGCAGTTCGCGTTTCGTTGTTATAAATTACGATGGGGTTAAGATTGTAGAGGACGTTATTGTAAAAGCAGGGTTTGATCTAATCATTGTGGACGAAGCAACGCACTACAAGAACCCACAGTCTCAACGATGGAAAACATTAAACAGAATTGTAAACAAGACAGACTGTGGCCTATGGATGATGACAGGAACCCCTGCCGCTCAGTCTCCTGTGGATGCGTATGGGTTAGCAAAGTTAGTCAACCCCAACAGCGTACCACGTTTTTTTAGCGGTTTTAGAGATCAGGTGATGCTACAGCAATCACGGTTTACTTGGGTTCCCAAACCTAGTGCGATCCATACAGTTCATGCAGCATTGCAGCCAGCGATACGATTTACTAAAGAACAATGTCTGGATTTACCTGACATGCTATACACAAAACGGCGCGTGGCCCTGACCCGACAGCAAAAGGTGTACTACGATAAATTGCGTAAAGAGATGGTGTTAGAGCTTTCAGAAGATAGCGTGACAGCAGTCAACGCTGCGGTAGCTCTTAACAAACTCCTACAGATAAGTTCTGGTGCAGCGTACACAGATGACGGGGGTGTGATAGCGTTTGATATCGACAACAGGTACAAAGTGTTAAAGGAAGCAATAGACGAGACAGAACAAAAGGTCTTGGTCTTTGTGCCGTTTAAGCACACCATAAAGATATTAGCAGATCGACTGCAAGAAGACGGTGTAGAAACAGAAGTAATACAAGGTTCGGTAAGTGCTACTCGTCGTTCTGACATATTTAAACGCTTTCAAGAAGAGAAGTATCCGCGAGTGTTGGTTATCCAACCGCAGAGTGCTGCACATGGCGTTACGCTGACCGCTGCAAATACTGTGGTGTGGTGGTCGCCTACTCCATCGCTAGAGACGTATGCACAAGCCAACGCAAGGGTTCATCGTGCTGGTCAGGTTAACAAATGTATTGTTGTGCAGCTTGAGGGATCAACAGCAGAACGTCGAATGTACAAACTACTAGACAAGAAAATAGACGTACATTCACAAATTACTAATCTTTATAAAGAATTACTTGACTAGTATACGTTTACGTACTATTTACTAAATATAACAATAATAAAAAAATAAAACACGGAGAACAATGGTGTCTATTTCAATAGAAAACCTTACCAGTGCCTACTTAAATGTACGAGCTAAACGTACTGAACTGTCTTCCAAGTTTAAAAAGGAAGACGGAGAGTTGGTAATAGCACAGGACAAACTAAAGGCTGCATTGCTTGAGTATTGTGAAGAACAAGGTGTGGAGAGCGTCAAGACTTCCGAAGGTCTGGTGTATAAAACATCCAAAGAAAGATATTGGACATACGATTGGGAGCATTTCCACACGTTTGTCTTGGAGCATCGCGCTCCTGAGTTGTTGGACAAACGCATCAATCAGGCCCATCTACGGGAGTTTTTAGAAGAAAACCCTAACCTTCTACCGAAGGGTTTAAATAAAAGCGTAGACGTGTCTGTAACTGTGAGGAAACCAACGAAATGATATCGTTTCAAGATACAACCCAAACAAGTCCATATGTTGAAATTACTGACGTAGCCGAGTATTTTGGCGTTAATAGAGCAACCGTGCGTACATGGGTGAGAAAAGAATACATCCCTCGTAGCGCATACATAAAAGCAGGCGATACATATCGCTATAATATTGCGTCCATAGAGGCGCATCTTACTAAAGGAGAACGAAAGAATGGCGAATGAGCAATATCTTATTGAGGGTGTAAAAGCATTATACCCACGAATAAACAAACCATATCGTTACGATACCAAATTGGGAAAGACTGCTCCCTGTGGACAGTTTGACGATAACGCAAGGTACTCAACGAGTTTCCTCATGGACGAGGATGAAGCTAAAGCTTTGTATAACAAGATGGACGCAGCCTACACAGCGCGTAGAAAAGCATCTTGGCCTAAAGAGTTGGACGCACCAGCCGAGGTATTTAAAGAAACAGAAGGTGGTGAGTATGAGTATAAGACACATATCCCCTGTGCTTTTAACAAGGTAGGTGTAGACGTACCTCAACAGTTTGATAGTCAAGCTAATCTTTTAAAAGATGATTTTGAGCTAACAGGTGGTAGCACCGTCAATCTTGTCGTAGAATTAATACCCTACATGCGTAAAGACGGTAGGGACACTCATCACGGTGTGTCACTTAGATTGCGTCAGGTGCAAGTGATAAAACTCGCAGAGCGTAAAGCGCAGGCATCCTCACTGCTTGGCAAAGTTGAAGGTGGTTTCGTGGCAGGAGAACAGCCAGCCACGCCTACATTTGGCGCAGTTGCTGACAATATGCCCGATGTGGAAGAAGAAGTTTTAGAGGTAGAAGAACCCAAGAAGGTCGTTTCTATAAAGAAGGAGCCTGCTGCTGCTCCTGCTACTGAGAAAGACCTGAGTGGTTTAGTTAATAAATGGGGGAGCAAGAAGAAGGCCGACTAAACCACATACACGGTGGACACTGGGGGGTATCGGTGTCCACCGTTTTTATTTGAAAGCAGCACAATGAAAACAATAGACTTTTTAAAGTCAGTTTTGGGGAACGATGGACTGTACTGTGCTTGGGGGTTTAAAGGAAACAACAGAGTACAACAGTTTTACCAGACTGTAGAAGAATTAGAAACCGCATCTTATCAGTATGACAAGGACGGTTATGACATATACTTCGCGCTAGGAACCTATGTTAAAGAAGGGGATGTTGTGTCCTCAACCATGACAAGGGGGCGCGAACAAAGCAATGTACTACAAATGAAGTCTATGTTCTTGGACTTAGACTGTGGCCCGAAAAAAGATTATCCCTCTCAAGAAGCGGCGGTTATTGCCCTACAAGAATTTATAGATAAGACAGGGCTACCCGAACCCTTGTTAGTTAACTCAGGCAGAGGTGTACATGTGTATTGGCCTCTAGCGGAGCCAGTAACACAAGACGAGTGGGTTGTAGTGGCTAACAAGCTCAAGGGTGCATGTAGAAGTTTGGGGCTACGCGCTGATCCAGTACGTACAGCGGATGCGGCTAGTATCTTACGTATGCCTGACACACATAATCATAAGGATGATCCACCGTTACTTGTGCATATGGCAGATGAGGAACTACCTACGTCCATACTGCTTCACGACTTTGGCGATATATTTACGGCAGATGAGTACGCGAATGTAGACGATGGGTATACGTTTGGTTCAGCAAAAGCTTTTGAAACACATAAAGAGAATAAAGAATACCTGTTTGAAACAATAATGCAGAAGACGATAAGCGGAGACGGTTGCGCTCAACTAGCTCATGTTGCCATGAACCAAGGAGAAGTAGATGAACCTCTTTGGGTATCAGGATTGTCTATTGCAAAGTTTTGTCAGGATAGTGAATACGCTACGAGGGCAATATCTGACGAGCATCCAGACTTTGACGAAACAGTTATGGAGCGTAAGCTAGAGGGTATAAAGCACAGACATACGTGTATTACGTTTGACGATAGGAACCCTGATGTTTGCGACAAGTGTCCACATTGGGGGGATATAAGATCACCACTGGACTTAGGGCATTACATTGTAGAAGCTGAACCCGAAGAAGACGTACCTACATACCCTGCTCCTTACTTTAGAGGTAAGAACGGTGGCGTGTATATGCGTGTAGAAGAAGAGGGTATACCCAAAGACATACCTATATACCGCAACGATCTATATGTAATGAAGAGATTGCATGACCCTGATCAAGGAGAGATCGCGGTATTTCGTTTGAAGCTACCAAAAGATGGAGTGAGAGAGTTTAGTGTACCACTAGCGTCTATTACTTCTACTGAAGAGTTTCGTAAGCACATGTCTACACAAGGTGTCACAGCCGTAGGCGCACAACTTAAACTAATAATGGATTACTCTATGAGATGGATTGACGAGCTACAAGAAAAAGGCCCAGCCGATAAAGCACATCAACAGTTTGGTTGGACAGATGATACAATGTCAGAGTTCGTGTTAGGCGATAGACTTATCACAGCAACTGAACCTGCTTTCAGTCCACCGTCTGCTAAGACTGCTGGTCTAGTGGAAGCGTTCGTACCGACAGGTACACGTGAGCGACAGGCTGAGTTGTTTAACTTCTACAACAGGTCTGGGTTTGAGTTACATAGATTTGTAATTGGTATGGGGTTTGGCACAATACTTATGCCTATGACAGGTATAAAGAGTATGCTGGTGCATCTGTACGGTGGCACAGGTGTGGGCAAAACAACTGCACAGATGATGGCTATGTCTGTATGGGGTGACCCAAACCAGATAATGAACCAGCGAGATGATACCTATAACGCAATAATGAACCGTGGAGAAGTTTTACATAACATACTCCTATGTCTGGACGAGATGACCAACGTGAGTGGTCTAGAATTTTCTAAGTTTGTTTATCAATTCTCAGGTGGGCGACAGAAGAACAGACTATCTATGAACGGTAACACAGAGCGACAGAGGGGTAGGCCGTGGGAGTTGATGGGTATTACTTCTGCTAACGTCAGTGCGTGGGAAATGCTAACTAAAGATAAAGCTGCACCGAAGGCAGAGATGCAGCGGCTTCTAGAGATAGATGTACCCAGTCTTATCAAGCCTGATCCCAAACTTAAAACTGTGACTGACGCTTTGTGGACAGACGTACAGAAGAATTACGGTTGGTTTGCTGAAGAGTATATCCAGTGGGTAATCAACAACAAGGACACTGTGCAATCACTGCTAAAGCAAGCGCAAGAACGGATAGACACAGCGGCAGGGCTTGGCCCAGAGAACAGGTTCTGGAGCGCAGGGTGCGCGGCAACACTGGTCGGACTACTGGGTGCAAGAGAGTTAGGCATAGTAAACTACCCGATGGACGAGCAATTTGATTGGATTGTAGACGTTCTGAAAAGGCAGAAGGGGTCTGTAGATGACATTGGCTCATCCGTTGCAGAGACCATAAATGACTTTATTGGGGAAAACTGGAGCAATGTGCTTCATATACGTAGTGATCAAGACCAACGCACTGACGGGGTAGATGAGTTAGTTATCCCAGAGTTGTCTCCACGAATACAATTAGTTGCTCGCTACGAGTTGGACAAAAAGAAATTGTTTATAAAACCAAAGCCGTTGAGAGACTGGTGTGCCAAGCAACAGCTTAACTACGGTCAGCTTCTGAAGGATATGAAGAAAGAGATGGGGGCAAAGGCAGGGGTTCTTGTTCGGTTTGGTAAAGGCACGAAGTTTAATCTGCCACCAGCCAGAGCATTGGAGTTAGATTTTAGTTTGGTGGATAGGCATGACACAAAAAGTTCTGAAAATTGATGACCTAAACCCTGATGGATTACGGATCACCGTAGATTGGGGTGCTATGGACATTGGATACTCTGTGTTTATACCTTGTGTGAACACAGAAAAAGCTAAAGATCAGATAAAAAATGTTGCTAAAATGAAATACTGGACAGTGGAAACACGTGTTGTAGAAGAAAATGGTAAACTTGGCTTGCGTACTTGGAGAACGGTGTGATACGTTTGCCTCGACAACCTCACACCATGAAGTTGTTCTCCAATAACTGACCCCTACATCTAGTGGGGGTCTTTTTTTTAGTCAAACATAGAAGTTGTAGGATCGCCGTACCGCTGTGCGTCTGCTATGATACGACTTTTTAGACGTGGGTTCAGAGTTGTACCATGAAAGCTGGTGGCTCTGTTCTTTATTCTACCTCGTAAAGACTTCATAAGATTGTCAGCTAGTATCGGATACTCAGGATAATCCTCGTTGTATTCCGCTATCTGCTCTAACGCATACTGCTGTCCGTCTGCATCTCCGTCAAAATAAGCGCGAGAGAACATGTCATATAATTTACCACGACGGCCTACTATGCTCTTTTGTAGCTTCATCGCCCGTGCGTTTGTTTCCATTTGTGCAGAGTAGGCTGTAGGAGTGAAGCCAAAGAATTGACCAGCTATATGCAGTGGATGAATATCTTGTAGGATAGGTTTACCATCCCTCGTATAAGCACCGTCCTCATACATTGGAGAAAACCGCATAGCTCTCATAGCGTTCTTCATAGCGGCTGGCATTATTGTTTCAACACCACGATAGAAAGCGTCTCCATCACCTTTACCAAATGCTTCACCCATCTGTTTAAGACCACGGTCTGTATTTAGTATTATACCTACGACAGGCCCACCGAGTTGTTCACCTAAACTAAATAGCAAAGGCCAGTCTCTATCAATCATGGTATCTCTGTATAGGAGTTCGCCCAAACCAATCCGACTAGCTATGTTCACACCTGTGTAGTAGTTTACGGCTCCTTTGTAAGGGCCATCGCCTAGATACGCACGTGCCATTGTTTTAGCATCGTCATCCTCTCCACCGGGATCAAAACCAGCTACAGTCATGGCGGTGTTTGCCGCCATAGTCGCTAACCCAAAACCGGGAACTCCTTGTGCGCCAGCAAGCAGAGAGGCTGATCCATATATACCAGCTAACTGAAACGCTGCTAATCTTCTATCTGCAAGGGAAGCACCTGTACCAAACACACCCTTCTTGCCAAGCACTAACTCTCCCAACATAGCAATCATGGATACGCCGTACCGCTTAAACATAAAGACAACTGCACCAAGGTTTTTTCTAGCTATGGGTGGAGCAGCCCCTGCCGCTATACCACCGTTAGTTGTCTCCACGTCATACACAGCTTGCTGTGCTGCTTTAATTAACTGTTGCGGATCAGCCCTATCCGCTGGTGACATGTTGTTTAGCTCACCGCTGTATGCCGCGCCTAACGCGACTTCTCTGTTTATACGTTCCCCATGATGCTGCATAAACCCTGTTATTCTGTTTACCTTCGCCCATATGCCGCTCATGTTTTCTACGTCCATGATTTCATAATCAAGAGAGCGTTTAAACTGACCAAGGTCTATACCTGTGGTTATAAGAACCTGTAACTCTTCGGGGGTCATACCCATTTTATCTAAAGCTTTTTGCTGCGCTGGAGTTACGTTAGCTGTATTTATATTAGAAATAGACATAGGTGCGTCTATCTCTGTATCCATAGTTGTATCTGCTTCCTCGCCGTAAGTTTCTATTTTTCTTTTCAAGCCACTATTCTGCAAGAGGCTAGTAGTCGCACCGATGGCTCGCATAGTCTGAGGATACCCGTGCTTCCCACCTAAATACGGTAGCGTGACAAGCGGTATCTGAGAAAGGTTAACCAATCCCCCAGACACGTTTAACCCAAGGGTCATGTTAAACCCTGCGGCAGTAGCAAATCGAGAAAGTTTGCTACGCTCTGGCATAGGGCCAGCGTTGGCGTACCCTGCAAGTGTCTGTAGGTACATCGCTTTTGCAGGGGTTTGTTCGGGGTTCGCATTCATCTCTGCTTCAACAGCAGATATAGTCTGTTGCAGTTTACTCTTATACTTCATGTTTACAATCTGACGTGTCAGAGAACGAGAGTTGTCAGAAATAGCTTTTATGGAGTCTGGATTGTATCCCATACGCGCCCCTATGAGATCGCCACCTTTACGTTGCCTGAACGATTGTAAGTAAGACGTTTCAGGTAAGGTATCTAAAATAAGATTACCAATTTCATCTTGTAACTCTGGAGATATTTCTTGGTTCTTACTTAGTTGTGACATCAAATCGCGCACAAAAGAGGCTGGAGGTGCTTTGTTTATATATCTAGACACATTTAACTGCTGATCAGCTTCTATTTCCATAAAGTCTCTAATGGCAGCGTCTTGAGCCATACCCGTAGATATACGTGAGTCAAGCTCTGTTTTTATACGCCGAAAACCTTCGTTATCTATAAGAGTTCTCTCGTCCATCGCACTGGCTTTAGCGTAAGCCTCTGCAATATCTTCTGTAGCATCTTTTGTAATTTTCCTCGCTGCATCATCACGGGCTTGTGGCCCTTCAAACGCATCAGTGTACCGCTCCATTCTACCTGTTAGAGGGTCTATGTGGTTTATAGAAAACCAATAGTCGCCCTTATCTCTTTCTAGTGGAGCGTATGGTTCTATCATACCTCTCTGTACGAGCCTATCATAAAAAGATTTACGAAGAGCCTGTCTTGCTTCAGCAGGTATGCCTGACGCTTCTAGCCTTACATCAAGAGCAGAACTTAATTCATTAAGCAGTCCCTTAAACATATTTCGGCTTTGCATGTATAGCTTACCGCCCTGCCCCTTGCTTAACCGCACGTAGTCTTTTCTAAGGAGTTTGTATATTTTATCATACAAATCACCTGAATACCGTTTTCTAGCCGCTTTCTCATCTAGCGTAGGATCAACTCTATAGGCCGTACCTATGTTGTTAAGACGGTTAAACGCATCTACGTCTTTCTGACTAGCTTTTTTAGCCCATCGTATAACACCGTTGTTTATACCATTAACCTTGTCGTATAGCTCTTGTATCTCGCCCCCTGCTTGGTTCATCAAGTCGTTTATTTTAGGCGCACTAGGGGCGTACTTCTCCGCAAGACGTACAATATTATGCAGAGGGGTAAGCTGCATTACGGCAGTCTTGACTATATTCCCTGCGTTCCCTGCCTTATCTTGTAGGGTACTTTTTACTAAACCATCGTATTTCTTGTATGCGGCTTCGTTAAACTCAGGGCCGTTGGTTACAGCATCCTCAAACACTTTGTTTACAGCGTCAGGGTTGTGAGCAATCATCTGTAGCGCATCAGCATCTCTAAATGACGGCGCAGGGTTCACTAGCTGATCTACAAGAGGGTCAAGCAAGTCCAATACAGTACGGCGTTCTGTAGCTTTCGCTAACCCTACTGCTACCTGTAGCCGCTTAAACATACGGCTTATTGCCTTAACCATACGTGTACGTGCAGAGCCGTACTGACCTTTGTCCATAATGCCAGACAGGGTAGTACGTAGATCGGGGTTTGCATAAAACTCGGCAACAAACTCATCAAGATTACTTGCACTTGCAGGGAGTATATCTTTCAAGTCTTCGTAAACCTTGCGGATCATTTTAACTGGAGCAGACTGAGGGTTAGTTGCAATCTGTTGAGATGTAACCGCATGAGCCATCTCATGTAGGAGTACGTGTCCTGTTGTAGGGATATTAGAATTAAACGTAATAGTGTTGGTACGAGGATCAAAGTACCCTGCTATCTGTGTACCTCTATCTGCAAACTGTACTTGTGTGTTCCCTGCATACTTGGCGAAGAATTTTGCAAACGCTCTTGTAGGAATGTCACCATTCTTGGCAAACTCTTTTAAGGCATCAGACAGATTACTATCTTCCAACATGGTCATAGTCACGGGATCAAGTGGTAAGTGTCGATCAACAACAAACTCAGATAATAGTCGCTTATAGTTAGGATCAAACCCTGTGCCGTACAACTCCATTATTGGAT